GCGACACGCTTCTTAACGTAGTGCTGATAGTTGGCTCCGTAGCCTTTGAAGTCGCTCATGCCTTTGGTCCCTGCGGTACCGGTTGTCATGGTTTATCATAGACGACAGCAGCAGTGAGTCTGACCACGACGGCAACAGAGAGGCAGCAGTATGCGGGAACTTCGGGAAAAGTTGAAAGCGTTATCGTCGGATTCCGCCGAGTTGACATGCCCGGCGGAAAGGTTTCTACGAGCGGTGAAGGAGGATGATCCCGAGTTATCCACAATGCTGTCAGATCTTTTTATGAACTCCGAGGTGCCGATCCTAAGTCTTCAACAGGAGTTGAAAGGCCACGGTTACAAGATCAGCCGCGAGAGTATCAGCGTCTACAAACGACGGGTTTGCAGATGCGATCCCCATTGTTCAGAACTTCTAGGGGGCGGTAATGAGTAAGAAGGATTTGAAGAACAACTTGAAAAAGATGCAGCAGCCGAGCCGACAGTCGATCGGCAAGTTGGCTCAACTGTTGGATCGTCAGAATATAGACATCGATGAGATCGGAGATATCAAAAAGATTTCCGTTTATCAATCGTTGACTAAGGATGCGGATGGCGAGGCGCAGGTACATGATCTGGTCGGTATTCAAATTTCTCCGTCGTGGGAAACGGGTCCAGAGTGGCCCGTCATCCAACCCGGACCCACAATCAAACTTCCCAAGGGTTCTACCACCAAAAAGAAGACGGCGTTAAAAACCTGTGTTGTTTTGCCCGACATGCAGATTGGGTACTTTCGGAACAGGGAAGGGGAACTGGAAGCAACCCACGATGAACGTGCTATCGCTATTGCGTTGGCGATTACCAAGGACATCAATCCAGAGATGGTGGTGATGGTAGGAGATAATCTTGATCTACCTGAGTTGGGTAAGTATCGACTGTCTCCGGCGTTTCAGCAGACGACGCAGGCGTCTATTGATAGGGCTACGGAGATTTGTGCTGAGACTCGGGCTGCTGCTCCCAATGCACAGATCAGTTGGTTGGCGGGAAATCACGAAGAACGGCTAACAAGTTTTATGCTGGATAATGCTATGGCAGCATTTGGTATAAGACAGGGGAAGCATCCAGAGAGTTGGCCGGTGTTGAGTATTCCCAATCTTTGTCGTTTGGATGATTTCGGTATTGAATATTTGTCTGGTTATCCTGCTTCAATGGTGTGGATCAATGAGCATATAAAAGTTATTCATGGCGATCTTGTACGGAGTGGTAGCAGTACCGCTATGGCATACTTGAAACGCGAGAAGATTTCTGTTATATATGGGCATATACACAGGCGAGAATGGGCGGAAATGACTCGTGAAGATTATGACGGTCCGAAAACTGTGACAGCGGCTTCGCCGGGTTGTCTGGCTCGGATAGATGGAGCGGTTCCTTCCACTAAGGGCGGCACGGATTTAGATGGTCGGCCCTTGAAGCGTTATGAAAATTGGCAACAGGGTTTAGCGGTAGTTCAGTACGAGGAAGGCGATGGCAAATTCAATATGGAGATGGTCACTATTCGTGAAGGATGGTCTCTTTACAGAGATAAGGAATACATTCGATAAAGGATGTAGATGGACGATGAAGCATTAGGTGACAGTAGAGAGGTTGTCAACTGGAAAGATAAAGCAAACTGCAAGGGACGGGGTTATCTCATGTTCCCTAAGAAGCATAAAGATATTACCTATATTTCCGAGGCCCGACGTATTTGTCGGGCCTGTTCTGTTCGACCCGAGTGTCTTGCTTATGCTCTAGACTTTCCAGCGGCAGATATGCACGGGGTGTGGGCGGGCCTGACCCCACGACAGTTAGCCAAGGAGCAGAAGGCGCGTGGGGTAATCCCCACTAAACCAACTATTGCAGAGTTTATGGCTGACATGCTGCGGTATTATAAAGAGCAACCCACATTTAGAGATGAATGGGAAGATGACAGGAAAGAATCTTACTAGAGAGTTTATTGCAGAACGAGATTTGAAAATGTTTCGTATGCGACAGGCTGGGGCTTCTCATTCCGAGATAGCCAAGCGTTATGAAATCTCTGTCTCTGTTGTGTCTAAGGGGATTAGTCGCGTCTTGGAAAGATTAAACCGGGATGCAGCGTTGGCTTACCCTGAGGTTCTGCGATTGGAACTGGAGCGTTTGGATAATCTTCAATCTTCTGTCTGGCCGCTCACTCAATTCCGACGGGAAACGATTGGTGACGAGGAGATTGTCGTTGAGCCTGACATGAAAGCAATCCAAACCGTTTTAGGAATCATGGATCGCAGGGCACGTTTGTTGGGTATGGAGGTTCAACGAGTTGATTTGAATGTTGGAGGTACTGCTGATATTCGTCACAGTCTTGCCGGTGAAGCATTGAAGCAGGGTGGGAAGATTGACTACCGGGCGGAATCTATGCAACTATTGGAGTTGATGCAAAAGGCCGGGGTTCTAGAATCGGGCGTAGTAGAGAAAGTATTGGCAGAAGTTGAAGACGAGGAAGTGGTCGATGCTGAATTATTACCGGACACAGATAATGGAGAAGATGATGAGTGATGAAGATACCAAAACTGCACAGATTTTGGTAAGGGTTTCAGAAGAAGAACGTGATGAGTGGAAGCGTGCTGCCGAAGCGAGTGACGTACCGATGTCTGAGTTGATTCGTGAAACGGTCGGCGCTCATGTTAAGACGATTCTTTATTGCACTCATCCTTTGGAGTTCCGAATCACCTATCCGTGGTCAGCATTTTGTGACAAGTGTGGTGAAAGGCTCGTGGGGTGAGAGTTTTCCCTTACGCCGTCAAGGTTCGCTGGGGTGGCTTAAGGCCGGAAAAATATAAGCCCAACGCGGTTGATGCTGACTGGGATGGGATTATTCAGGAGGGGACTATTTGGGAGCGCCCTGCTGGGGCGCGGATGTTGGATCGGCTGGGCAAGGAGATTGCGTCAGGAATAGATCCGCCGTCGTCTGACCCGTTCGATTTTTCTGCTCGGCAGGGTATGCGGATTGTTGATGCGGATGGCAAGGATCTTGATTACACCCCGACTTGGGAAGGGGAGGGTCTTGTCCCCGATGTAACCGGGCCTGCCGGTCCTCCTGTTGGTGGTACGCCCAGAAGTATTGCAGATCGTGGAGGACGGACGGTCGGTGACCATCATCCCGGGTTGGGTGTTGGTCCGCAGGCCGAAGCGCGGGCGCAGAGGGAAGCAGCGGATTTGGCAGAAGCGCAGGCGCAGGCGGCGGCTGGAGTAGACCGGCGTGGAAAGCCTATCTCCCACGATCCCTATGAACCTCCAACAGACGAAGCGCGGGAAATCGGTCGGGAAGGTATTGCTGCTGCGCGTGAGACATTAGCGGAAAGGGCTGATCCGGAACTAACTGGTGGTGTGCCCGATCCGGCAGTAGAGGGGACTGCCGAAGAGGATATTGTGTGGGATGAGGCTGGACGCAAGTGGGCTGATCTGGCTCGGGAAGAGAAGGAATTCCTGATCGCTTGGGCGGTGTTGAGCAAGGTTGATACAGATCTTGTCGAAGTGGAAAAACTGGAGAACGACGGGAAATTAGAGGACCCCGTAGAGGGGGAATCAAGGAATGTAGAAGATATACGAGAGAAGTATCCACGCTTGCAGAAGTTGCGAACAAAGTTAGCAATCAGCAAAAGGTTGGGGTATACGCCTAATAGAACTAAAGATATACCCGATGACGTATCAAACCCGGTTGCTATGCTTGACCACCCTAGTCCTAATATGCCTGATAAGGAACCGTTCCCCCGCGCTCCTTCGCCTGCGGCGCGGGAAAAGGGGAGAGCGTATGATTTCTTTAGCAAGATGTTGTACTTGGCTCGGACGTTATGGGGCGCTGAGAATCAAACGGCAGCGGAAGACCTACTGCGTGATGGTATCGATGACCCTGATCTGGGTCGAAGGTTTGTTTTTACCGGGAAGGAGCCAGACTTGTCTGGCGACGCGGGCGAAGGTTTAAACGAATTGAATAAGACTGTGCTTGGTGGGGATGCTTTGGGTGATTATCTTGATGGCACTTTTTTACCGTCAGAGTCAGCCGGGCCAGCACGCGATCAAGCCACCGGAACGATGGAGGGTGCCAAGGTGTTGGGTCCAGACTTGGATAGGACTTTTGAGGAAATGATTAGCGATCTGGATTTGGATAATCCTAACGCTGATCTTCCTGTGGAATTGTACTATCTGGCTCTTGAGAAAAAGATGGAAGAAGCGGGTTCGGAGAAGGCACAAGAAGAACTCGCGTTGGAAACTGCCGAAGCGATTCAGGAGGTGGGAGGGGCTATCGCCGCAGAAGTTAGGGCTCGGTTCAACGCAGGAAAGAGGGCTGCTGAAACCGCTGGTAAGGCCACAAACTTTTTAACGGAGTGGCTAAGTCGTACTCTTCAGGAGCGGATTGATCAAGGGTCGGTGGAGGCCCGTGAGATGGACGAATTCGGTAGGAAAGAATTGAATTTCTCTGCCGATCATTTTGATTTCCTCCATGTAGATCATCCTGAAATTGCTGAAACGCTTAACGAAGCGGCTCGGCGCACGATTGAGGAACTGTTGGGTTATGTTCCCTCGTGGGCTACGAGAGAGCGCGTGGACCCTGTCGATCCACGGGCAACCGTAGAACAACAGGTGGCACGAATCCGAACGGACGCGCCGGGTGGTGCGCCAGACTGGGAGACAGCACAGGCTGTTTGGAATGGTAACCCAGAGTATTTGTTTACAGGGTTGATACAGGAATTGTCTGATCAGTTTAGAGCCGGGGAGATATCTGAGAGAGAGTTTGTTGAAAGATTGGAAGGTCTTGTCGATGAGGTTGTCCCCATCTTCCATGAAAAACTAGGGGAGGTAATGGGGGAAAGGCGGACAGGTTTCTCAGGAATGACAATGTCGAACTTAAGAGGTCTTGCTTCACTTTTCTTCTCTTCCTCTGACTCCGACGACAAGAGAATCAAGCCGAAGCCTGAAAAGGAGGGGACTGATTTATATGACCTCTTGGCTCGTATGGGTATGCGCAGGCGCTCCAGCATCGATGTGGCAACTAGGACGGAAGGCATGGATGAGCCCACACTTCGTGTGGTTCTGGCTGGTCTGGGGGCCAAAGATGTGGAGTCATTGGATAATGAAAACCTTAGAAGGCTATTAGAAGAACTTGAATTCAGATTGTTGTGGTCGGGGGATCTTGACCCGGCCAATTCTAGAGAAGCCTTTACTTATTTGCAGCGCGATGCGGGTGCTGTTGGTGAAGCAAAAGCCTTTAAGGAGAGTTCTCTGATAAGAGCCACTTGGTTTGAGGTCGGTTTCAGGGCAGCGATGGCAGACGCTACTCGGATGGAGGGGGCGGACGGCGACACGGGCGTTATAGAGGAATTGCACGCAGATGGTCTTTTAGAATCAATAGCGATTCATCCAACTGAGAACCAGACCCTTCTTCGATTTATGAAGGAACTCTTATTGCACGGTGATAGCGATGGGGTCAGGGCTGCTTTGATGGATGGGCGTTCGGATAGGAGGGATCAACTTAATCAACTGTTGGTAAAGGCAAGGGAGGGGCAACTAACGGCGCGTGAGACAAGAACGTTAAAGATGTTGCAGAGAAAGACTGCCGGAGAGTTGGACGGGCCATTCGACCATGATCAAATTGTTTTGGAAAGGAGTGGAGAAGAGGTAGTAGATGCTATTCAGGGAATAGTTACCTTATTGAATGAGATCGACACGATTGCAGCCGTTCGGTCAACGCGCCCATCGATGGACCCAGAGTCAGATGCGCTCTTAATCAGGAACGAATTGTTGGGACGTTTAGAAAAACTTGTAGAAGATTCGTTTGCTCATGTGCCCCTCAGGATGCTTCGCAGGTTGGGATTATTGGGACCATTGGGGATTCAAGTAGAACAATTTTTGTCGGATGGGAAGGGGGGCATCGCTGTTTCGGATGTGACTCGCGCCGCCCAACGCCACGCCGTTCCCATAGATGGTGGGTATCAGGTTTCTAAAACGTATGGCGGAATGGTGCTGCATTTGCCAGCGACCTCGGACCTACCCACGGTAGGGCATGAGGGGGCACACGCGTTGGCTACGGCTTATCCTGAAATTAATGATCTGTTGATGGCTTTAGTGTCTTTGGTCACGGGGACAGAAGAGGATGGTTTGCGTGGCTGGAATGGACTTGTTAAACCGATGAGTTCAGTTTCTCCTGCTCGTACCCGGGGGATTTCTGGCAGTTCAACAAGTGAGCCTGAGTTCTTTGTAGATATCCCCGGTGGGGGTGATGATTCCTTCGTGTATCCATTCAGGGTTTATCTAGATTTTACCGACCCAAACTTGCGGGAACATATCGATCAGTTAGTAACCGATGGGCAAATAGATTTGGAAAAGGTCGCACAGTTTCGCGACGAGTATGAAAAACACGACAGGGGTTTCATTCGATTGGTGCCATCAGAATTGATTAGTGTGGTTATGGAAAGTCTGACAACACCTGACGCATACCAACTACTTGATATGTGGGGGAGTAGTAATCCGGTGGATGTTAAACTTGCAGAGTTTATTTTTGGTTTAATATTGACGGTAGGTTAATGTATTAGGGTCGGATCTTCGTCTAGTTCCCTTGTCGAATCCATTTCAATTGTATAAACGTGGGCAATTTTTCTAATAAATGACGCGACGGTGGAAGCCACTTCCCAGTCGGTCCCCTTCCATAGTGTCGGTGGGATGTGTGTTTGACCAGAATACAGGGGAAATTGTCGAACCTTGGGGGGACGCGGACCTATTCTGTGATGCATCTGAGTAAGGATGAAGGCTTTTGGATCTGACCATCCTTCTTCTTCGTCGTAGGTCAGGTCAAACGTTCCATCATGGCGATAGTTGCCTTTCCTCATCCACATTGTTTCTTCCGTCGTTAGGGGTTCGCCGTCGTAACGGTTAGGTTCGCTTTCCTCTGGAAGAGGGAGGCGATCTTTTTTGTAGGTGCCGTGTAAGCGAAACATGATCTGAGTATACACAAAAAAAGGGCCGGGGGGAAGGAGAACCCCCGGCCCTTTCGGTCTTATGCTACACCACCACTACTTCTGCGTTGGCGTATTCTGTTATGAATTCGTCTGGCGAGTAGTCTCTACCGCCGTAAAGAATTCGTAGTTCGTGCTTGTCTTCCGCTCGGTTGGCGCTATCTACGCGTTGCCAGATAACTTTCGGAATTGTGTATTCATTATCATCTGGATATCCGACGCTGATGCCAAACCCTGTGGTTGTGCGATCATCGCCTTGCAATTCGTTGAAGATTATGCGAGTCAAGTACGACGGATCGTGTGTCCGCCCTTCGCTCTTGTTCAATGCGTTGGCAAGAATCTGTGCCACTTGACTGCCTCGCCAATGCGTATACAGGAACACGCTATCCAATGGGCGCACTTCATCTTCGCTCATGGATTTAATACCCTGTACGATTTCTATGTTTCCTCTGTCACCCATGTTGGGCTCCCTTCTACTTCGCTGTCTTTGCAGGAACGATTTTCATATCTTCTTCCTGCCAATCAAGGATATTGAATTCATAGGATTCTGATTCACTCAGGTAATCTCGGGCACAAGCCCCACCACTTCCGTAGTCAGGTATGGCTACGATGATGGTGCATCTCACTATCTTATTATCCATATTGGACTCCTTCCAATTCGGTTAAGGGGAGGGGGGCATACGCCCCCCAGTATTACCACTTCTTACGCTTGCGGCGTTTCTTCCCGCCAGTCACAAGTTTCTTGACTCCGAAAAATCCGCCTCTTAGTTTAAAGTCCATAGTTAGA